TGTGTCGATATAGCTGTAGCACTGTTAGATACCATGTCGTCTTCATCGAGGATAGCAGAAGCTGTTACTGTGCTAGTACCTAGACTAAGGCTTCCCGCGTGGGTAACACCCGCAACTACGTTAGTGCCGTCACAATACACCACCATCGTCTTCCCTACAGGGATAGCAACGCCAGTACCACTAGGGGTTTTTACAGTGATAATCTGCGCCGTATTGTTATCTACGATGTATATCTTAGACGCAGCGGGGCAAACTACAGTACCTGCACCTGATAAGGCTGTACCTGAATCGGTTAGTTCTAAGATAGCGCAGCGAGACTCCGCAGTGGTGCCGTCTGCTGAAGTCAGTGTGTGAGAGTTAGTCGTCCACGAGTTAATAACTGCCTTACCGGCAACAGCCTGTTCAACCATAGAAGTAATATTGTTGTTAACAACATCGCCCCAAGTACCAACTAATTCTCCCTGTACTGGAAGTGCTAGCTTAAGAATCGTAGTGTACTGCGTTGCCATATTCCTAACCTCCTGTGGCTACGGCTTGCCAATCGGGAGTCTGCACCGTGGATATGGTACCCCAATATGGACTCTGCGCCGTTGATATAATATTCCAGACCATCAGGCTATCCTAATAATCGCATTAGTAGCGTCTGCTGCGGGGAATGTAACTCTAAAATCGCTTTCAGATGTTACTTTATCCCCACCAAAATCAAGAACGGCTACCGAAGGAGTGCCCCCTCCAGCTTGATAAATTAGAGCGCCCCTAGCGGTGATCGAAGATGTGGGCCAGACTATAGCCGCAAAACTTACGTATGCGGTAGTTCCATAGGTGGTAGGTGTAGTGGATATGACTAAATCCTTACCCCCCGCTACGTACCCTGTCCCTGACGCTTCGTTACTTGTTGTATAGGCCGTGGTGGCAGCATTAAGCGTAGCAGCGTTCGTATACAGCGCAATCTTGTAAGTCTGTGCCGAGTTACTACTAAAATCCATCTCCCCATCTAGTAACGCTTTCTTAAATGAAGTGCAGGTTATCTGTGTAATTGCCAATGTAACCTCCTACTCTACTGATACTCTAAATTGACCTGAACGGTATGCGTCTTCACGTAGCTTACCCGCTCCCAGATTACGGAGCAGTGCCATCGCTTGAGCGTACAAATTCCTATACATCTCTACAAGATCAGGCTCACCCTTCATAAATCGGATCGCTTGTACTAATGCCCCGTTTAACAGCGCACTGTCAAACTCGTTACCCAGCCACGTAGTCCCAGCAGTCACAATAGACTCGGGGTAGTACCCATAGTGTAGTTCTACAGTGTACGAAGCGTCTGGGGTAGGCCCAACAATAAATGATGCTTCATTAAAGTACGCATAGTGTTTAGGTACCCCAATAGAAGTAGCCTTTGGATAGGCTTCACGTATGAAGTTAACATCTTTGTTTATTAGGTACGAGTAGTTCCCATCTCCATCAACTACCGCTAGAGAATACGACCAAAGAAAATCAGTGGGCGCATCTAGATATGCGTTATTAAGCGTTACTGTACCCGACACACTCTTACGTAACGCGGGAAGCTGAACCGTATTGTATATCCCTTGTTCTGCCTGTTCCGTAAACATAGCAAGCTGATCAGCGGTAAAAGTCGTCTCGCAGATGTCTTGGATGTTAGCCGTTAGCGCTGCGTAGTTCATGCGTTAAGCCATTGGCCCTCGGGACTTCCTGCCCTTAGTCGCTGCGCCATAGCCCCGCATCATGATACCCGAGGTTTTAACGCCTTCCATGTTAGGCTTTGGTGCTTCTGGGCAAGGCCTAACACCTTTATCTTTGTGTACTGTTACTGCCTTCATCCCGAAAACATCTTTAGGGTTATACATGATATTGCTCCTATGTAGTCGTTACTGTCACTGTTCCAAGTATACCACTAGCTACTAAGTTGTTAGGGGTTAGCGTGTAGGGGTTATTGCCGCCACCTACTGGGTTCCACCCCCATTGTATATCTCTACTACTATAGTCTCCAGACTCTCCAAGGCTACTATCGGGTCTTGGGTCTCTAATCGCCTGTGGGTCTGATACAGGAAACTCCCCCAGTTTAAGCTGCGGGTGATCTGGGTTCCAACACTCAGGACAGGCCTTTATATTAGTATTCCTACCCTTTACAACTAAGTCCTTGAGTGTTTTTAACTTGAACTCAAACCCGCAAACATCACACATTGCGATGGCGATACGGGCTGAAGCAAACCTGTTACCCATTGTTAGACTCTACCCATACGCGGGACAAATCGAATAGGGGCTTTCTCTCTATCTTCTGCTGCGGCAAGCTCAAATTGCTCCTCATACACAGCCTTCAACATGGGCACCCTATCTACAAGTTCGGGAACTTTCATAGCAATGTAATAGGCTAATCCCGCTACTAAACAGGGGAAAAACCGGAAATTCATATCCGATGTCTCTACCCCAGCCCCAGCGTCTTGAACCCTACGCATACGCCAGTAGACCATTTGATAGGTTTGTACGTTATCTGGCACAGGCCACACAGTGACCGCTGGCACTTGTTCCCAGTAGGCAGGTATGGCTACGCCCCCAACGGTATGCGTGGCGGCTGTAGTCCCCTGTTGGCCCCTAAAACAATTCTGGAGCACGTTGCCCACGATGTACCCGTAATTCAGTATCTCGTTTTCGAGCTTTATAAATCCTGCGGGAGGTAGTCCTGCTACACCACTTAGGGTAATGGTTGTATCTGTACTAGAGGCGGTAGCGGCTAAAGTAATTCCTGTCGGGTAAGTTTGCCCACTATCTCTATGTATAACGACCTGTATAGGACGTGACTGCGTAATTTTGTTGGGGATAGACGAATAGGTACTAATGCTGATTCGGTTAAGATTTAGGTCTGACTGTGTAGCCGTGTTGTTGGCTCCAGTACGTATAGACTGCTCTAACAAGTCGATAGTGTCATCAGGTAACGCATAAGTAGCTTGTCCTTGAACGAGGTCAACTACCCCCTGCTCAATCGTCCACATGTTAATGCCACGGTTCTGCCACTCAATTGTCATCAGATTCATAGAACGTCGAGCAGTCTGTAGGTCATACCCTGACCGTAACTCTCGCCCCGCCCGTTCCCACGCTTCTTCAGCGATCTCTGTAAACGGCATGTTGAACGCTGTGCTACCTGATGTAGTCATTTTCCCCAACCAGTTTTGGCTTTCTGTTTAGCCTTAGTAGAAAGGCTTTTATAATGGTGTAGCTTCTTGGAGGTATTTGACATAGTTTTACCTGTCATTAACGAACCATCAGGGTGCTTATGTACGCCGCCCTTATGCTCCGTACCATCTTTAAAGTAGTGCTTAACACCTTTAGCCATTACTCTTTCTCTTTAGTGCGTCTACCCTTCTGGGTTTACCTTTCGGTTGCCCAAGTCTCTTTTTCTGAGCAATACGATCCGCCTTCTCTACTTTGGTCATCTCCGAAGAAGTCTTAGGAGTCTTACTAGAAACACGTTTAGTAGGCCGACAATAGGGAGTACTTCTACCGTCCCCCTTCTTACGCCCGCAGGACTTACCTGTTTTTACGTCTTTCCAATCTTCCTTAAACCAACGCTTTAGGGATGCTCCTTTAGCGGTCTTACGTACTGCACCCCCAGCCTTATAGTAGACCCGCATTACTTACTAGCTTTCTTCTTTCGACACTTAGCAATAGCGCCAGAAGCGTAAGCGGAGGGAAAGACCTTATACTGAGATTTAACCTTGGTATAACATGCGTCTTTCACTGTGCCCCCCTTTTTATAATAACGGCGCATAATTTAGCTACCTTTCATTGTCACCATAGTGCAGGGGTTGGTTTTTCTAGCCTTACCACCTCCACGAACGCTACCACCACTACTATAAGCTTTTACTTTACCACCCATACTCTTCTCGACAGGCTTTTTACGAGTAAGTCCTCTTTGCTTATTGAGGTAATCCCGTAAAGATAAACCAGAAGCCTTTAACTCTTCCTTGGTAACAGCGGCTTTCTTTTTACCGTCCTTACCGATGAAAGTACCTGTACCTTCTTTTTTCCCTTGTCTTTTTGCGCGGTCTTGCCCCCCGAGAACTGTTTTAGGGTTGTCTTTTGCACCGGAGGCACCTGTAGATTTCTCCCCCACAATAGCAGCCGTAGGAGTTCTACGGTCGCCTTTAGATGCAGCGGTAGTGCCAGAACTTTTTAAGTCACTCTTTGGGGCTGTAGGTGGCCCTGCTAACTTACTAGCTGGACGAGCGTTAGGGCCACTCATAGACTCACGAGCTTTTTTAGCATCTGATCTTGTAGCGGTAACAGTTGTATTACCCCGCTTTGCGGTAGGTGTAGTAGGTGCGGTAGATTTTTTAGCGGCTTCGCGCTCTCCAGCCTGTTTAAAAGCGCTTCTCTGCCCTACCTTCCGCATTCGATCAACCTCCCCAGTACTC